TAAGGCTTGTGTTTACTTTAATGACATAGGTCAGATGGGGCAATGCAGACGCTACCCCACATTTCAGAATCGCCATCACACCGAATGGTGCGGTGAATTTGAATTAGTTGCCATCGTCCCTAAGGAGGATGTTCTACCCGTCCAAGAGGCGGGTGCTTTTTCTGAGCCTCCAAAGAAACGTGGCAGACCCGCAAAGGAGGCAAAATGAACTTGCAACCATTAAGGGACAAAATCCTTGTTCGCCCTGAACAACGAATCCAAAGCACAATTTACTTCCAATCGGCAGAAGCTGACAGCCGTGGAACAGTCATAGCGGTTGGCCCAGACGCACAAGCCGAGGGTCTAAACGTAGGTGACAAGATCGCTTTCGGCACATTCCACAAAGACTACAAGGACGAATACTTGAAGTTTGAGGAAATCAAGCACAATAACGAACGCTTACTCAAGATGAGTTGGCAAGATGTTTGTTTTGTAATGGAGGATTGATCATGGCAAGCAAGGGGCTATACGCCAACATTCACGCTAAACAAGAACGCATTAAGCAGCAAAAAGCCGAGGGCAAACCTGTGGAAAAGATGCGTAAGGTAGGCACAAAGGGCGCACCCACAGCCGAGGCATTTAAACAATCTGCTAAAACCGCAAAAAAATAATCATGGCGACTAAAAAGCACGACAAGCCCATACCTCACAAGACAACGGGCAAGGACAAGACCTATAACCCCACAGAAAAGGGTGCGGGAATGACCGCCAAGGGTCGTGCCGAATACAACGCCAAGAACAACGCAAACCTGAAGCCGCCCGCCCCCAATCCTAAGACCAAGAAGGATGAGGGACGTAAGGCAAGTTTCTGTGCAAGGATGGAAGGCGTAGTAAAGAACGCTAAAGGCCCTGCCGAACGTGCAAAAGCCTCACTCAAGAATTGGAACTGCTAATGCAAGAACAACTTAAAGCCCGTATTGCTGAACTAGAAAAGCAAAAAGAGCAAATGTTGGCTAACTTCCATGCCATTTCAGGCGCTATTGCCGAGAATGAGGCGTGGCTAAAACAGCTTTCTGTTGAAAAACCGACAGAAAACGATTAAATTAGTGGCACTATGCCAACACTAGCCGACATTTACAGCGCCATCGACTCCGCTAAACGCAAGGGGTCTGATTTCATACGCAACCCAGGCGCAAGCCTACAGCAAATGGCGGGTTACGGCATGGACAGGGCAAACGCAGCCCGTGATCAACTTTATCAAGCGACTGAAGAAGAAGGCATCGGCTACGGGCCAAAGACAAAAGCCTTGGCGCAAAAGATGGCAGAATCTTTTAACCCTGCGGGTATATTTATTGGCCCAAATGCGTCATCTTTCAACAAAGTGATGGCGGTGAAAGCCCAAGAATTAGAGAAATTGGGTAAAACTGCCGAGGAAATATGGGAAAAAACAGGCACTTTTAGAGGCCCTGACAGGCAATGGCGACAAGAGATCAGCGATAAGAATCTGCAAATTCAAGATTATCGCAACACAGGCGGTGCAATTGTTATCAAACACCCAGAATTGCAAGCCTCTTATGATCAATTGCCAAGGGGTGTAAAAGTCAGGCCATCGTCCCAAATGGAAGATATGGCGGCTTATGAATCGCCAAAACGTGAGTTAGATTGGAAATTGGGTGAAGGTGGAACAATCCATGTCCCATCTAATCAAGCCGTACCTAGAGAAGTCTATGCCCATGAATTGCAACACGCTGTTCAAGCAAGAGAAGGTTTTGCAAGTGGCGGTAGTCCAAGTTCAATGGTTTTGATTCTTGAGAAACTTGCAAAAGAAAAAAGAGATGAAGCGCAAAGGTTAATCAGGCTATCTAGTGCAAATGATCCACTTGATCCATTAAGAATAGTGAAGCCTGGCGCAAGAAAAAAAGCCCTTGAGTTAGAAAAAGAAGCCCGTGAGATTGATGACAAAGCACTTGCAGCTTATAGAAGCGAAAAAACCAAATTTGATCTTTACCAAAAATTAGCGGGTGAAGCTGAAGCAAGAGCAACAGAAAAGCGTTTGGATTTATCTGACGAACAAAGACGAAAATTGTTCCCTTACAAATCTTACGATGTGCCAATTAAAGATTTAATACTAAGATACAAATGACTGAAACAACCGAAAAACGCCCTGTTGGTCGCCCATCCCTCTACGATCCCAAATATTGTGAGGAAGTGATTGCATTGGGCAGAATCGGCAAATCAATTGAGCAAATAGCGGCAAACCTTAACGTTTCCTTGCGAGTTTTGTACGATTGGCGTGACAAACATCCAGAATTTCTGCACGCCTTGGAAGATTCCAAGACTTATGAGCAAGCATGGTGGGAAGAACAAGCCGCTGCTTACATGGTTGAGAACAAAGAAAGCGACAGGCTGAACGCAACATTGTGGTCACGGTCAATGGCGGCAAGATTTCCAAAGAAGTACCGTGAAAGCACAAAGACTGAGATCACAGGTGCTGATGGCGCACCATTGCTTTCAGGCATTCAGGTCAGCTTTGTGAAACCTAATGACAATCAAGACGCATGAGGATTGGGCAAACCTTGACGGGCTGATAACCGTACAAGTGAGCCAACTTATCAGGTCAGTCCTCAGCCGTGTTGGAATGTTAAGTCAGCGTTCAAGGATGTCGATGTGCGTTTTTTTCTGGCTTTCCAACGCACCTATGTCAAAGACCAAATTGAGTTCCAACACCTATGTCTGAAGTTCAGCAAGCAATAGCCAAGGCTGAATTTCCACTCAAGCTAGAGTGCTTGTTCAAGCCATCACGTTACAAAGTCCTGTATGGTGGACGGGGTGGCGCTAAGTCATGGGGCATTGCTAGGGCATTGCTTATCAAGGCAGCGCAGAATCAATTACGCATTCTGTGCGCCCGTGAGTTTCAAACATCTATTAAGGATTCGGTTCACAAGCTGTTGTGTGACCAGATTGAGGCGCTTGGCCTTACATCGTTCTATGAGATCACCCAAACCAACATCAAGGGCAAAAACGGCTCTGAGTTCAGTTTTGTGGGTCTAAAGAACAATGTGGCTAACGTCAAATCTTATGAAGGTGTTGACATTTGTTGGGTTGAGGAAGCGCAAACCACAAGCCGAATGTCATGGAACGTGCTGATTCCTACCATTCGTAAAGAAAAGTCAGAGATTTGGATTAGCTTTAACCCTGAGTTGGAAACAGACGAAACTTATCAAAGGTTTGTGCTGAATCCCCCTGATGATTGCGTTGTCACCAAAGTCAATTGGTCTGACAACCCTTGGTTTCCTGAAACGCTGAAGCTAGAGAAAGATGCGCTAAAGTTTCGTGACCCACAGGCTTACAACGTGGTTTGGGAAGGCTTATGTAGACAGACCGTGGATGGCGCTATCTTTGCCAAAGAAATGCAAATGGCTGAGTTGGATGGGCGAATCACAAAAGTCAACTATGACCCCACAAAGCCCGTACACGCCATTTTTGACCTTGGATGGAGTGATGCCACAGCCATTTGGTTCTTGCAGTTCATAGGCATGGAAACACGCCTTATTCGCTACGTTGAGGGCAATCAGCAGACCATGAGCGACTATCTAGCCAAGATGCAGACCTTTGGCTATATGTACGACACGCTATGGCTTCCACACGATGCTGAGAACAGAACACTAGCGGGCAACGGCAGAAGCATTGAGGAAATCGTGAGGGCTGCGGGCTACAAAACTAAGATCATTCCCAAAACCCCCATATTGGACAGCATCAATGCGGCTAGGACAATCTTTGTTAATTGTTGGTTTGACCGTGAGAACTGTCATGAGGGCTTGCAATGCCTACGCCATTACCGTTACGATGTTGACCCAGACACTAAGCAATTCAGCAAAACGCCATTGCATGACCAATATTCGCATGGCGCTGATGCGTTTAGGTACATTGGGCTAATGGTTAACGAGCCAAGACAGGCTAGAAGGCCAAGACTGAACACAAATTATGGTGGTCAACATTCATGGATGAGTTAAAATGACTCCAAATCACTTAGGGCAACATCATGGCTGATGATTACGACTCACGAATCCAAGAAGCAATTGACTTCTTAAAGTTTGCCAATGACGCAGACACAATGAACCGTCAGGAAGCCCTAGAGGATTTGAAGTTTGGCGGTGGTGATCAATGGCCTGTTGAACTGCAAAACTCACGCAATCTTGAATCACGCCCTGTGATCACGGTTAACAAGGTGGATAACTATTGCCGCCAAGTGTCCAACCAACAGCGTCAGCAACGCCCCCGAATCAAAGTTCATGCGACAAACACCCATGATGACATGGTGGACGCACAGACTATTCAGGGCATTATTCGCCACATTGAGGTCAATTCCAACGCTGATCACGCCTATGACAACGCATTTGAATATGCTGTTCGCATGGGTTGGGGTTATATGCGTGTCCGCACAGACTACATTTCTGAAGATTCTTTTGATCAAGAAATCTACATTGATGCAATAGATAACCCATTTACGGTTTATTACGATCCAAACTCTGTGTTGCCTGATGGCTCTGACGCTGACCGTTGTTTGATTACAACAATGATGTTAAAGAGCGAATTCCGCAAGCTGTACCCAGACGCTGATGACGGTGGCACAAGTTTCACCCAACGTGGAACAGGCGACTCACAATCTGAGTGGATTACCAAAGAGGATATTCGCCTTGCTGAGTATTACTACACAGTCAGAGAAAAGGCCAAACTGTACCTTTTGAGCGATGGCACAGCGACATTTGCTGATGACAAAGACTTCTTTAACCGCCTTGCCGCTTATGGCATTGAGGTCATTGACCAACGTGATTCATTCAAGAAAACAATCAAATACTGCAAGATGACAGCGGTTGAGATTCTTGAAGAACGTGATTGGGCGGGCAAATACATTCCAATCGTCCCCGTTTACGGCAGACACATTGTCATTGGTGACAAGCGCAAGAAGTTCGGCATGATTCGTTATGCCAAAGACCCACAGCGTATGTACAACTTTTGGCAGACTTCCATCACCGAAAGCGTTGCATTAGCGCCTAAAGCTAAATGGATTCTTGCTGAAGGCCAAGACGAGGGACATGAAAGCGATTGGGCAAATGCCAACATCAAGTCATTCCCTGTTCTGCGCTACAAACAGACAGATATTGATGGTCGCCCCGCACCGCCTCCAATTCGTATGCAACCAGAACCGCCCCCAACAGGCGTTATGGCGGCAGCAGCGGGCGTGAATGATGATATTAAAGCCATCATGGGCATATTTGACCCCGCACAGCTTGGTCAAGGCAATATCTCAGGCAAAGCAATCAATGGTCAGCAACAACAAGTTGACCTGACAAACTTTGACTATTACGACAACCTGACACGTTCAATTGCCCACATTGGCAAGATTTGCTTAGACCTTATCCCCAAGATTTACGACACAGAGCGTGTCATGCGAATTATTGGTGATGATGGCAAGCCAGAACTGTTGACAATCAACCAACGTGACTCTGTGGGTCGTGTGTTGAACGACATTAGTGTTGGTCAATACGATGTGGTCATGGAAACAGGCCCAGGCTACAACAGCAAGCGCCAAGAGGCTGTGGACAATATGTTGCCACTCTTGTCTGCCGCACCTGAGTTGATGGGCGTGGCGGGTGACTTGGTATTCCGCAACATGGATTGGCCTGGCGCTGACATCATTGCTGACCGCCTTGCCGCTGCCAACCCAATGGCTCAAATTGACGATAAGTCTAAAGTGCCTCCGCAAGTCCAAATGCAATTGGCTATGTCGCAGAAGCAGATTCAGGAACTTACACAAGCGCTACAAGCGAAAGACTTGCTGTTGAAGAACCGCATGGATGTTGAGCAATTCAAGCAAGAAGCCGAAACTCAGCGCACCGTGATGAAAGAGCAAGGCAGAGCGAATGAGGCTCAGATTCGTGAGCAAAGTGATCGTGCCGAAATGCAAATGCGTGTGGACGGTCAGGCACACGATACGGTCATCAAGACTCAGACACAGCTTGAGATTGAAAGAATGAAGCAACAAATCGCTTTGGTGTTGGCTCAAATGGACAAAGGCGCATTAAATGATGCTAATGCCGAGGCAACAGAACGGGCTATTTGAATTTAAAAGATTTTGTGGTAGATTAACTACACCGTACCTATGAGGTTCATAGGGTCAAATCGTTGGGAAACGTATGTCCGATAAAGAAGCGGGTCAAGTATTGACAAGCGAGAATGCAGCAGAATTTTATGCAAACAGATTAGGTTTAGCTGAATCAAATTCAGAGCCTGTGGCGGTTGAAGAAGCCGAGCCAGTAGCTGAAGAAGAACAGAGTGAACCGAAAGAGGCAGAAAAGGAAGCAAACCAAGAGGGTGAGCGAAAGCAAAATCCTAAACTTGAAAAGCGGTTCTCAGAGATAACTAAGCAACGTGAAGAAGCTAGGCAAGAAGCACAGCGGGAACGCCAAGCAAGGTTAGATTTAGAACAGCGTTTGGCGGCACTAGAGCAAAACAGACAACCTGAACAACAGGCGGTCAGTATTGATCAAGAGCCACAACCTAGTCAGTTCAGCGATGCGTTTGAGTATGCGAAGGCTCTAGCCGAGTATTCGACAGAAAAAGCACTAGCCGAGCGTGATAGGCAGATAGCACAGGCTAAAGAGCAAGAAGCGCAACAAAAGATTATCCAATCTTGGGCGCAGAAGGTTCAAGAGGCCAAAGCTGAAATGCCTGATTTTGATGACATGGTCGCATCGAGCGATGTTGTTGTAAACAACGCAGTTCGTGATGCAATTTTGGAGAGTGATGTTGGGCCAAAAATCCTTTATCACCTTGCAGAAAACAATGACCTTGCCAAAAAAATTGCGGGTTTAAGCCCAAATGCAGCGCTTAGAGAGATTGGGAAACTAGAAGCAAAGTTTGAGGCAAAGCCTGAAGCTGAGAAGATAGCCCCTGTTGTAAGAAGTAAAGCACCAACACCGATTCAACCGATTCGTGGTGGGCAAGGCAAGCCAGATGTTCCGATTTCCGCTAATGGCGAATTTCATGGTTCATATCAGGCTTGGAAGGCCGCACGCAAATCGGGAAAAATTCGGTAAACCTAATCTTTTTGGAGTAATTTAAATGTCTAATAATTTATTGACGATTAGCAAGATCACCAACGAAGCGTTGATGGTCTTGGAGAATGAGTTGACTTTCACAAGCGAAGTTGACCGTAACTATGATGACCAGTTCGCTGTTGTCGGTGCAAAGATTGGTAACACAGTCAATGTCCGCAAACCAGGCCGTTTCATCGGTACAACTGGCCCTGCCCTGAACGTTGAAGATTTCAATGAAACTTCTGTGCCAGTAACTTTGTCAACACAATTCCATGTGGACACACAATTTACCACCCAGGATTTAGCATTATCTTTGGATATGTTCTCTGATCGAGTGCTAAAACCCGCCATTGCAGCAATCGCCAACAAGATTGACCGTGACGGTATGGCTATGGCTACTTTGCAAACTGCCAACATCGTTGGTACAGCGGGTACACCCCCAACTGGTTTGATCACATACCTGACAGCGGGCGCTTACCTTGACTCTGAAGGCGCACCCCGTGACGGTCGTCGTTCTTGCATCGTTGAGCCTTTCACATCAGCAACTATTGTTGACAGCTTGAAGGGTTTGTTCGTTCCTCAAGAAGCTATCGGTGAGCAATACCGTAAGGGCTTGATGGGTCGTGACTCAGCGGGCATGAACTGGAAGATGGATCAGAACGTTGTAAGCCAAACTTTTGGCTCATTTGCGGGTACTGCTACTGTCAACACCACAACCGCTTCAGGTTTCCTGACTTCTGGTTGGGCATCATCTAGCACCATCACTTTGACTGCTACTGGCACAGTTAGCTTGAATGCGGGCGATACATTCCAAATCGCAGGTGTTTACGCTGTCAACCCCCAGAACCGTCAAGCCTATGGCACTAACAAGTTGCGCAACTTTGTTGTGAAACAAGCCGTATCTGGTACTGATGGCACTTTGTCTGTTGTGGTTAGCCCCGCTGTTATCACAGCAGGTCAGTTCCAAAACGTGTCGATCCCCACAACTGCATCTACTGCCGCTGTGAGTTTCTTCAATAAGACTGGTACTGTTTCCCCACAAAACATCATCATGCACCGCAATGCCTTTACGTTAGCGGTCGCTGACCTGGAGCTGCCCGAGGGGGTTCACTTTGCGGGTCGTGCAAGCGACAAGGAAATTGGTTTGTCAATGCGTGTTGTGCGTCAGTACACCATCAACAATGACTCCATTCCTACACGTTTGGACGTGCTGTACGGTTGGGCGCCTCTGTACCCTGAATTGGCTTGCCGAGTAGCAGCCTAATGGTCAATGGGGGGTTAACGCCCCCCGTTCTAAACTTAATTTAAGGAATTATCATGAGCAATCCAGGACCAGCAAGTACCACAACGATTCACCCAAGTAATTTGGCATCTAACCAAGCAATCCGCTTGTTGGGTGTTGCTACTGGCGTGAGCGTAAGTGCATTGGGTGACGAAGCCGTTATCCAAATCAACAACTCCACAAACTACTCTGTTAGCAATGTGATCTTCACCAACGCATCAGCTTCTTTGACAAGTGCTGAAGCGGGTCTGTTTACAGCCCCTAGCGCGGGTGGTACAGCCATTGTTGCTGATGCCGCTTTGTCAGCCTTGACAAGCGCAGCCGTTGTGTCACAGCGTACCGTTGCAACAACTAACACACAATCAGCCCAAAATCTGTATGTGAATGTTAGCGCTGTTCAAGCGGGTACTGTCACGATGGACGTTTATGTCTATGGCTACGATCTCAGCGTTTACTCCTAAACTCTGATGTAAAGCGAGAAAGAGCCACTCTTAAAAGGGGTGGCTTTTTCTTTATTTGGCGTTACAATTTAATCATTCTCTGAAGGAATCATCATGGCTCTCCAAACGACAATTTTGCGTGGAAACATATCCAACGCATTCGTTATGGGTGTGACTTTTACAGCCACAACCGTTGCCACTTCTGGCGCTTCTAAGACTGTTACCGTTGCGGGCCTCAAGGTCGGTGACGCAGTTCAAGTGTCCCTCCCCGCTGCTCAAACAACTGGTGTTGGCATTGCTAATGCTTACGTTTCTGCCGCTGACACTCTGATCGTACAGTTCACAAATGCAACAGGCTCTAGCGCATCTGCCGCTGCGGGTACTTACACCGTGGTTGTAAATCGCCCCGAGTATTTGCCCCTTGATTCAAACGCTGTTTAATCATGTCTAATACAACGGTATTACGCCCCGTAGGAGTAACAACAGCCATTTCGGTGGGTGCTACTTCTACTGCTGCAACGCTTATTACCGCAAGCACCAATGACCAAGTTAACTACGCCTCTTTCATCAACACGGGTGCTACCTATGTTGCTGTGAGCCTTGGCGATGCTAACGTGGCTGCGGCTGTTTTGCCCGTAAGCGGTTCAACCACAGGGAATTTTGTGTTGCCCGCCTCAATGACAGTTCCAATTGTCTTGGCAGTCCCCGCAAGTCCTTACTATGTCCGCATGATCGGTTCGGGTTCAGGCCCATCAATCGTTTATGTCACCCCCGTTGGCGATCAAAGCTAAAGGAAAAAACCCATGTCAAGCGCTAATTCTGTTGCATATACATCATCAACAAATCTTGTCCCTGTGCAAGCTGAATTCAATTCAGCGGGCGTTTGCGTGGGTTTGGTCGGGCCAGGTGGGGCTTACTTCAGCCCCCCATTAACAGGCACAACCATTGATAACACAGTTATTGGCGGCACAACCCCCGCTGCTGTAACTGGCACAGACGTTTATGCCTCTGAGGAAATTGGTTACAACGCTTCCGCACAAGGAACAGTAACCCAAGCAACAAGCAAGTCCACGGGCGTGACTTTGAATAAGTCTAGTGGTCAGATTACAATGAACAACGCTTCATTGGCTGCGGGAACAACGGTTTTGTTTACTTTGACAAACAGCACCTTGTCCGCTAAAGATGTTCTGATTGTGAACGTGGGAAGCGGTGGAACATCAGGCGCTTATTGGCCTTATGTGGCTAACGTAGCTGCGGGTTCTGCGGTGATTGGCGTTTACAACAACACGGCAGGTGCATTGGGTGAAGCCATTGTGATCAATTACGCAATCATTCACGGTGCATAAACCATGACAAGCCCATCAAACTCAGACGTTCAGAACTTACTGCCTGTTCAGGCGTATTTTGCTGTTGATGGCACATTTCAGACTTTTATTGGTCAGGGTCAGCCGTTTTACGCTTCTGTTGATCCTAGCCAATCTGGTCTAAACATAACAAACAGCACCATCAATAGCACGACTATTGGGGCTACCACACCATCGTCTGCCGCATTCACAACAGCAACTGTATCAACAGCGCCTGTTAGCGGTAACGATGTTGTCAACAAGACATATCTTGATTATTTTGCTGCGGGTCTGTCATGGAAACAACCCGTTGTCTGTGCGACAACCACAAACATTACGCTGTCAGGTTTGCAAACCATTGATGGCGTGACCGTGGTGGCGGGTGAGCGTGTTTTGGTTAAGAGCCAATCCACTACATCACAAAACGGCATTTATTTGGCCTCCGCTTCAGCATGGTCAAGATCACCTGATGCTGACACATGGAATGAACTTATTTCCGCAATTTGCTTTGTGGAAGAAGGAAGCACCCTAGCGGGAACGGCTTGGTATTGCACAGCACAAGCGGGCGGTACTATTGGCACAACAGCGGTCACATGGTCTAACTTCTCTGTGGCGGCATCGTACACAGCGGGAACGGGTCTAACCCTTGCCGCTAACCAATTTAGCATCACAAACACAGGCGTTACAGCGGGTGCATACGGTTCAGCTTCTAAGACTCTGACCGCTACTGTTAACGCACAAGGTCAATTGACTGTGTTGGCTGACACAAACATTGCTATTGCAAACACTCAGGTTTCTGGCCTTGGCACAATGTCAACGCAAGCGGCATCAGCCGTGGCAATTACGGGTGGCACTATTGATGGCGTGACCATTGGTGGTGTGACAGCGGGTGCGGTTACTGCAACCACATTTACGGGTGCGGGAACGGGTCTTACAGGCACAGCAACAAGTTTGTCTATTGGTGGCAATGCCGCCACAGCTACAAGCGCTACAACGGCTACAAACATTGCGGGCGGTGCAACGGGTTCACTTCCTTACCAAACATCAAGTGGCACAACTACATTGTTGGCTGCGGGTTCTAACGGTCAAGTCTTAACCTTGGCAAGCGGTGTTCCATCTTGGGCAACACCCGCAACAGGAACTGTCACATCGGTTAGCGGTACAGGTACTGTTTCAGGCATCAGCTTGTCAGGAACGGTCACAAGTTCAGGCAGTTTGACCCTTGGTGGAACGCTTGATCTGTCAGCGCCTCCCGCCATTGGTGGAACAACTGCCAACACGATCACAGGCACAACAATCACAGCAAGCACAAAGTTTGTCGGAACTAATTTTGATGCTTCAGGCTCTGGCGGTGGCAATTTACGCACTTCTAGTGGCAGTTCTGTTTTGCAATGGGGCGGTGGTGGTGGTGTTAATTTGACGCTTGATGGCGCATTTAACATGAATCCCGCCAATGCAACGATTTCTATTGCCCCAACAGGCACAGGAACGCTGACAGTTAACCCCGCCACAGCGGGAACAATGAACAACATGGCAATTGGTGGAACAACCCCATTAGCGGGTGCGTTTACAACTTTGTCAGCCACATCTACTGTGTCGGCTAACGGCTCTGTGGGTTCTAGTGGTCAGGTGCTAACGTCTGCGGGTGCGGGTTCTCCCGCTGTGTGGTCAACGCCCGCAAATGGCATCACCATTGCTGACGATACAAGCACCAATGCCACACGTTATTTGGTGTTCACAAGTGCTACAACAGGCACAGTCACCACACAAAACGTGAGTTCCACAAAACTTCAATACAACCCAAGCACAGGCGCTTTTACCGCCAATCAGCTAATCATTGCACCGTAAAGGAAAATCATGGGACAGTTAACTTTTCAAGCAACACTAGGCGGTGCGGTCAACTTGGCAGGGCCGAACACGGCTTCCACAACCACTTTTACATTGCCCGCTGCTGATGGCACTAACGGTCAATTTCTTCAAACCAATGGTAGTGGCACATTAAGTTTTGCATCTTCTTCGCAAACATACCCAGGCGCAGGAATTCCTAATTCAACTGGTTCAGCATGGGGAACAAGTTACACAACTAGCGGTTCAGGTACTGTTGTGGCATTGGCGACAACCCCAACACTTACGAATCCAACAGTAACTAATTACGTTGAAACACCTTATTCTGCTAATAGTTCAACTGCCATCACATTGGCTTTGACAAACGGCACAGTTCAAATCATTACCTTGACGGGCAACGCAACGATCACCATGCCAACAGCGGTTAGTGGCAAATCGTTCATCATGTTCTTGCGTCAAGATGCAACAGGCTCACGCACAGTCACTTGGTCATCAGTAAATTGGTCAGGTGGAACAGCCCCAACAATCACATCAACTGCAAGCAAACAGGATATTTATTCATTCTTTAGCGATGGAACATCATGGTATGGTGTTACTGTTGGTCAGAATTTTACCCAATAAGGACTGACAATGTTTGCAGCAAGTAAAACAGCGGCAGTTTCAAGCGCAGCCAACTACATTGAGGATGTGTTTAGCACATACCTTTACACAGGCAACGGCTCTACACAGACCATCACCAATGGTATTGATTTATCTACATTTGGTGGGATGGTTTGGTTAAAAGCTAGAGATAACGCATTTAATAACGAACTATCCGATACTGTAAGAGGGTCAGGTAAATATCTACTTAGCAATTCAACAGCTTCTCAATATACAAGTTCAACGCACTTAAATGCGTTTACTTCATCTGGTTTTACAGTTGGTTCTGATTCAAGTGTTAATGCTTCAACTGGATTGATGGCTTCATGGACATTCCGCAAGCAACCAAAGTTCTTTGATGTTGTGACTTATACGGGGAATGGAACTGCGGGAAGAAGCATCAGCCATAACTTGGGAAGCACGCCTGGTTGTATAATCATCAAAAGCACGACACGAGTTTCTGATTGGGTTGTCTATCACCGAAGTGTTGGGTCATCTGCAACTTTAATTTTAAATGGCTCATCAGCTTCTGCTGATTACGGCAACAATATTTCAAGCGTTACCTCAACATCTTTTAATGTTACCGATGGCTCGGATAGCAACGCTAATGGTGACTCATATGTTGCCTACATCTACGCCCACAACGCAGGTGGCTTTGGTCTGACTGGTACAGACAATGTGATTTCGTGTGGGTCGGTGACTTTGGACGGCTCAGGAAATGGCAACATTGATTTAGGTTACGAACCTCAATGGGTTTTGTTTAAAAAAACCAGTGGGGCTGATGATTGGCGAATCTGGGACACGATGCGTGGTTTCTATGCAATTGATCCTAGTGTAAGTTCAAGCGCAAATCCACTTTCGCCTAATGCAACTACACCGGAAAATGTTGGTTATTTTAATCCTGCGTATGTAACGCCCACTGGATTTTCAATTAGGTCATTTAGCCCATCAGCAACCTACATCTATATAGCCATTCGTAAAGGCCCTATGAAAGTGCCTACGGATGCAACTAAAGTGTTTACGCCAGTAGCGACAACTGCCAATGGCGCGACTTCAATTACTGCAAACTTCCCTGTAGACCTGTCTATCATCAAAGGACGAGCAAACGCATACAACTGGTGGTGGTCGGACAGATTGCGTAGCAATCAATATGCGGCTTATTTAGGCACATCCAATTTTTTGTTTAGCAACTCAACCGACAGCGAGCAGGTGTACACCGACACAACCCCTGGTGTGATGATGGCGTCCAGTACAGGAATTATTGACTATGCAGTTTTACCAAGCGGATATAGTGGTCTGTACTACAACCTAAGACGTTCGCCATCCGTATTTGACATTGTATGTTTTGTAGGTGATGGCACAAGTAATAGAAGTATTAACCACAATCTTGGCGTTGTACCTGAATTATTTTTTACAAAGCGTAGAAGTTCAGGTGGCTCAGGAGATGTGAATTGGGGTGTTTATTCAAAAGACAGACCATCTGCTGATGACAACTTAATTCTCAATTCAAATACTGGTTGGTACAACGCGGGAACTGGCGGTTGGTTTGGCACAGGAACATTATCTTCAACGCTATTTCCCGCGGGTAGGGCTAGTGGTAATTTTGGTAATTTGTCTAATGCTTATTATGTAACATACTTGTTTGCTACTTGCGCAGGTGTTTCTAAAGTAGGTTCGTACACAGGAACAGGCTCAACACTTCAAGTAAATTGCGGCTTCACATCGGGTAGCCGTTTGGTGATGATTAAACGCACCGACACAACTGGTGATTGGTATGTATGGGATTCAGCGCGAGGTATTGTGAGTGGTAATGACCCTTATATGTTATTTAATAGTCAAAACATTGATGTGACTAATACTGACTATGTAGATACTTACAGCGCAGGGTTTGAGATTAGTTCAACTGCGCCAGCCGCCATCAATGCAAGTGGTGGAACATTCATCTTTTTAGCAATTGCTTGAGGAAAATAAAATGCAAGTAAGAATTCGTGAAACAGGGGCAGTAATGTACGAGAGTGAGTTTCGTGCATACATAAAAGCCAATAGCGGTGCATCATGGGAAACAACAACAACTGAAGTTTTAGAGGCTTTGGGTGCTGATGTAGTATTTGAAGGCGCACAAGCTACAGGTGGTACTGTTTACCAATACTCACAGCGTAATGGTGTAGAGCAAGTAGATGGCAAGTGGTACACAAAGTACATATTAGGCCCTGTCTTCATTGACCAAGTTGTAGATGGTGTAACTACTACTGCTGCTGAACAAGAGGACGCTTACAAGGCTCAGAAGGATGCTGAACAGGCTAGGAATGTTCGTGTTACTCGTGACCAGAAATTAGCGTCTACTGACTGGCGTTTTCGTAGTGATATGACACCTTCTCAAGAGTGGATTGACTACTGCCAAGCATTGAGAGATGTTCCTTCACAAGAGGGATTTCCTTGGAACATTACATGGC